TAAAGAAGATAATAATGAGGAGGTACAAGGAGTACCTGTGTAGTAAATGATTGAGTTTGTGTTAGTGTTTATGATGGGAATAAGAGTAGTAGACCAAACACAAACATTTGAAGACATAGATAGATGCTTGTACTTTGCAGAAAGATTACAGGCACAACCTTCAATACCACAACAGGAAGGACCTAATCTACAGATAACAGCATATTGTAAGCCTAGAAGGAAAAGATAATGTTAGCAGAACTCGCAGCAGCAAATGCGGCTTTCAGTGTAATTAAAAATTTTGTAAGCAACGGAAAAGAACTTACAGGCTGTGCTAAACATATATCTGATTTTGTATTTGCTAAAGAAGAAATAGAAAAGAAAGCAAAGAAACAAAAGGCTAGAGGTGTAGGTGGTAGTGATTTAGAAGAGTTCTTAGCTTTAGAGAAAATAAAACAACAAGAAGATGAACTCAAGCAGATAATGATTTACGCAGGTAGACCCGGATTGTGGCAGGATTGGCAAGAGTTTCAAGCAGAAGCTAGAAAGTCAAGAAGATATGCAGAAAAGATGGCTGCAAAACGTAGAGAAGAAATATTAGAGTATGCAGGTTATAGTGTAGGTTTTATTCTTATAGTATTTTTTGCAGGATTGGCAGCTTGGGTTATAGCTAAGTGGACAGGAAAATTATAACACCATGTATAGGTATCTGTAAATTACAAGATGATATCTGTATAGGATGCCATAGAACAATAGAAGAGATTAAACAAGCATATGAAAGCACCACAAAAATCACTAGCAAATTGGACAAGGCAAAAGTGGAGAACTAAGAGTGGCAAACCTAGTACACAGGGGTCAAAAGCTACCGGTGAACGTTATCTACCTGAAAAAGCAATTAAGGCTCTTTCTTCCAAAGAATACGCAGCCACTACGGCTGCTAAACGAAAAGCGAAGAGAGCAGGTAGACAAGTGGCTAAACAGCCCAAAAAGATTGCTTCAAAAACGGCGAGATTTAGATGAGAAAAGAAGAATTGTATCTAAACTTGGCGAAGCCGCTGCTGAAGCTAGGAAACTATCTATTCAACAAGCACGTGAAAGCTCTAAGAAGAAGACAAGAAAAAGAAGGCACTAGGAGATTATAATGGATAATATGGTATTAGATGCATGGAATGAACTTAGTTACGTAGAAGGTGTATTATTTACACTGTGGTTATTTATCTTATATTATGGTAAATGTTGGATAGATTCAAAGTTTAATAAAGGAAAATAATGTTTACAGCACTCATAGGACCTATAGCAAATCTAGCAGGCACTTGGTTTGAAAACAAACTTGCTAAAACAAAGGCAGATGGAAAAGCAAAGGTTGCAGAAGCTAAAGCTCGTGCTACTGTTGCAGAGAAAGTCGCAGCAGGTGAGGTTGCATGGGAAGGTAAGATGGCAGATGCTACGGTGGATTCTTGGAAAGACGAATTTGCCTTGATTGTTTTACTATTACCTGCTATACTAGTATTCATACCTAGCATGACAGAATATGTAAGGGTAGGCTTTGAAGTATTAAATACATTACCTGAATGGTATCAGTATCTTTTATTTATAGCCATAAGTGCATCTTTTGGTATTAAAGGTGCAGGTCAAGCTGCAAAAATGTTAAGGAAAAAATAATGACAAATAAAAAATCAAGCACTGGAAGTCTTCTAGGAGATATAGTGAAAGCTACCAAAGCAGGTGGTGCAAGCTCTATGACAAAGAAAGTTAAGGTTGGTAAAAACCAAACACTGAGTGATATAGCAAAAGCTAATAACACCACTTTAGCAAAAGTTATAAAATTAAACCCTCAATATAAAACAGGTTTAGATAAAGGTTCTCCTACTAAAGGAGTAGTAAAACAAAAAACAATTAAAGTTGGAACTACCGTACTAGTTCCTGATCCACATACATTTAAAAAAGGTAAATTAACAAGAGTAGAACAGAAACCTAAAGATGTTTATAAAAAAACTACTAAAAAACAATTTAAAGAAATGAATGTGCCTTTAAAAAAGAAGAAAAATTAATGAACTTAATAAAACTGCAAGACGAATTAGCTGATGACGAAGGAATTAAATACGAAACATATAACTGCTCACTTGGGCATTTAACCGGAGGAATAGGTCACCTTATTACCGAATGGGATACAGAATACTACGATCAACCTGTAGGAACTAAAGTACCTAATGAGCAAGTAAATGATTGGTTTGAGAGTGACATTAAAACAACTATAAAAGATTGTAACTTACTGTTCTCTCAATTTAATAATCTACCTGAAGATATACAACATGTATTAGCTAATATGTGTTTTCAATTAGGTAGACCAAGATTATCCAAATTTAAAAATATGATTGCTGCTGTAGAAGATTTGGATTGGGCAAAAATGGCAGATGAGATGGAAGACAGTAATTGGTATCGTCAGACACCTAACAGAGCACAACGTCTCATAGACCGTGTTGACAAACAAATGATTAAGGAAATACCAGCATGAGTAAGCAACTAACAGAAATGCAACAAACTTTCTTGCAGGTCTTATTTGACCAAGCAGGTGGTGATGTTGTAACTGCTAAAAAACTAGCAGGGTATGCCGATGGTACATCTACTTCTGATATAGTTAAATCCATGAAAGAAGAGATCATGGAAGCTACACAACTATACATGAGTAGAAATGCACCACGAGCTGCTGTAGCTATGGTAGGTGGTTTAACTGATCCTACAGAATTAGGTATAAGAGATAAAATGGCAGCAGCAAAAGAGTTGTTAGATAGAACAGGTTTAGTGAAAACTGAAAAAATGCAGGTAGAAGCTACAGGTGGTGTTATGTTAATGCCAACTAAGAAAACAGAAGATGAAGATGACTAGGACTGCTGGACAATGGAAATTACCACAGCCAACAGACTTAAAAGACGAAAATACATGGATACAAATACCTCGTATAGCTCGTACTGTTCCATTCGGCTACGTACAGAGCCAAAAGGACTCTGAGGTACTAGACCCCATAGACAATGAGTTAGATAAGCTAGAGATGGCTAGAAAGTACGTTAAACAGTATTCGTACAGAGAAGTAGCAAATTGGCTAACAAAACAAACAGGCAGGTATATATCACACGTAGGACTAAGAAAAAGGCTAATGCATGAGCAACAACGTAAGAACCAAGCTAGAAGCCTTCGCAAGTGGGCAGACTATGCAGAAAAGGCAATCCAAAAAGCGAAAATCATCGAAGAAGAAAGAACCGGTGCAAAATTCTAAGAGTGTAGATTTACCAAAGATTGAACGATTAGATATAGAAGAACGTAACAATATAATATTTAAACCAAATGAAGGACCTCAAACAGAGTTTCTTGCAGCAGGTGAAAGAGAAGTATTATATGGTGGTAGTGCAGGTGGTGGCAAGAGTTATGCCATGTTAGCTGACCCACTACGTTACATGGGTCATCCACAGTTTAGTGGGTTGCTATTAAGACACACGACAGAAGAATTACGAGAACTTATATATAAGTCACAAGAGATATACCCACGTATTTGGTCTGGTATCAAATGGTCAGAACGAAAGATGCAATGGGTAGCACCATCTGGTGCAAGGTTATGGATGTCTTATCTTGATAGAGATGATGATGTTCTAAGATATCAAGGTTTAGCTTTTAGTTGGATAGGCTTTGATGAATTAACGCAATGGGCAACTCCCTTTGCTTGGAATTATATGAGATCACGTTTACGTTCTACTGCACCTGACTTACCAATTTTTATGAGGGCAACAACAAACCCCGGAGGAAGAGGGCATCATTGGGTAAAGAAGATGTTTATTGACCCATCACCATACGGAAAGAAATTTGATGCCACAGATATTGAAACAGGAGAAGTGCTCAAGTATCCAGCAGGACATGAAAAGGCTGGCAGATCATTATTCAAGAGGAGATTTATCCCTGCACGATTATCAGACAATCCTTACCTTGCAGAGCAAGGGGATTACGAAGCCATGCTCTTATCGTTACCTGAACAGCAACGAAGGCAATTATTGGATGGCGATTGGGATATTAAGGAAGGTGCTGCTTTTACTGAGTTTGATAGGAATATCCACACTATTGAGCCTTTTCGCATACCTAGTAATTGGGTTAAGTTTAGAGCTTGCGATTATGGTTATGGTAGTAAGTCTGGTGTTCTTTGGTTTGCTGTATCACCTTCTGAACAACTTATTGTCTACAGAGAACTTTACGTTAGCAAAGTCCTTGCCACAGATTTGGCAGATATGATACTAGAAGCAGAAGCAGGTGATGGCAACATAAAGTATGGAGTACTAGATAGCTCTTTGTGGCATAAACGTGGAGATACAGGACCATCGTTAGCAGAACAGATGATTATGAGGGGATGTAGATTTAGACCCTCTGACAGAAGTAAAGGCAGTCGTGTATCAGGTAAGAATGAAATACACAGACGTTTACAAGTAGATGAGCATACGGAAGAACCAAGACTAGTATTTTTTAATACATGCTCAAATATAACATCGCAGTTACCTGCGTTACCTATAGATAAGAAGAACCCTGAAGATATTGACACACATTCAGAAGATCACTTGTATGATGCGTTAAGATATGGTATAATGTCAAGACCTAGATTCAGTATATTTGACTATGACCCTATGGGTATACCGAGTAGAAGTATGCCTGTAGCAGATGCAACCTTTGGATATTAAATATTATGGCAGAAGAAAATGAAATAAATATGGAAGATGATGCTATTGCATTAGAGGACTCTGACGATTCTTTCTCATCAGATATAAAATTTGGTGCTTTATCTGACTACGTAATATCTAGATTTAAAAAATCAGAAGATTATCGATACGAAGATGAACAGAGATGGACAAGAGCTTATAGAAATTATAGAGGATTGTATTCTCCTGATGTACAATTTACTGAAGCAGAAAAATCTAGAGTGTTTATTAAAGTTACTAAAACTAAAACTCTTGCTGCATATGGACAGATTGTAGATGTTTTATTTGCTAATAACAAATTTCCATTAAGTGTAGAACCAACAACATTACCAGAAGGAGTAGCAAAAGATGTCAGCTTTGACCCTAAAGAACCTGAAGAACTACGTAATCAACCAAATATGGAATCCCCTTATGGTTTCAAAGGGGATGGTATGGATTTACCTAAAGGAGCTACTGCAGCTAGTTTGCAAGGTAAGCTCGGTCCTTTGGCAGAACGTCTTAAAGATATTGAAAATCTGCAAGAAGGTGTTGGCAAAACTCCTACAGCAGTTACGTTTAGTCCTGCGATGGTTGCGGCAAAAAATATGGAAAAGAAAATCCACGACCAATTAGAAGAATCACAGGCTAATAAATATCTTAGAAGCACAGCATTTGAAATGGCATTATTCGGAACAGGAGTAATGAAAGGACCTTTTGCTGTAGACAAAGAATATCCTAATTGGGATGAAGAGGGTGAATACTCACCTGTGTTTAAAACAACCCCACAGATATCACATGTATCTGTTTGGGATTTTTATCCTGATCCTGATGCTACAAATGTAGATCAAGCTCAATACGTAATAGAACGACATAAGATGTCACGTTCAGATTTACGTGCATTAAAACGTAGACCTTTCTTTAGAGATCAAGTAATAGAAGATGCTATAGAAGATGGTGAAAACTATGTTAAGAAATATTGGGAAGATGATTTATCTGACTATAACCAAGAGAGCTACGTAGAAAGATACGAGGTTCTTGAGTATTGGGGAATGATTGAAACTAGTATGTTAATTGACCAAGAGGTTGACATACCTGCTGAACTCAAAGACTTTGATGAATTACAAGCTAATATATGGATATGTAATGGTAGAATATTAAGAGCAGTATTAAATCCATTTAAACCATCTAAAATACCTTATATGGCTGCACCCTATGAATTAAACCCATATTCTTTCTTTGGAGTAGGTGTTGCTGAAAATATGGATGACACACAAACATTAATGAATGGCTTTATGAGAATGGCTGTTGATAATGCTGTATTGTCAGGTAACTTGCTTATAGAGGTAGATGAAACCAATCTAGTTCCGGGGCAAGACTTATCAGTATATCCGGGCAAGATATTCAGAAGACAGGGTGGTGCTCCGGGTCAAGCAATCTTTGGTACTAAGTTTCCAAATGTATCAGGAGAGAATATACAGTTATTTGATAAGGCTAGACAGCTTGCCGATGAAAGCACAAGCATACCTTCATTCTCACATGGACAGACAGGTGTTACAGGGGTAGGTAGAACAGCTAGTGGTATATCTATGTTAATGAACGCAGCGAGTGGTAACATAAAGACTGTTATCAAGAACGTAGACGATTACTTACTTAGACCTATTGGAGAAGGATTGTTTAGATTTAATATGCAATTTGACTTTGATCCAAAGATACGTGGTGACTTAGAAGTGAAAGCACGTGGTACTGAAAGCTTAATGGCTAATGAAGTACGTAGTCAGAGATTGATGTCTTTCTTACAAGTTGCATCTAATCCTGTGCTTGCACCGTTTGCTAAGTTTCAGTATGTTATTACAGAGATTGCTAAAGCACTTGATCTTGATCCTGATAAGGTGACTAATAACATGGATGAAGCGGCAGTACAGGCAGAGTTAATGAAACAGTTTCAAGGACCTCCTGCACAGCCACAACAAGGACAACCCCAACAGCAAGGGCAACCACCAGCAGGTGCTAACCCATTAGACCCTACAGGAGCAGGTGGTGCTAATATAGGCATCGGACAAGCTCCAGTTCCGGGTGAGCAAGGATTTACAGGAGTACCTCAACAAGGTGGACAAGCAAATACTCAGCCAACTGAAACCGTTGGTGAACAACCTCAAGTTACTGAACAGCTTCAATGATTACATTGATGCATTAATTGAGCAACAACATAAAGCTTTAGAGCAAACAGATAATACAATTATGATGCATAGATCACAAGGAGCTATTGCAACATTAAGAAGAATGAAATTATTAAGGGATTCTGTAAATAATGGCTAATGCCTTAGAACAAACTAAAAATCTATTTTCTGTAGATGACTACAATAAAGATGATATTAGTGATAAATCCAAAATAATAAAAGCATTGGATAATCCTGCTTTTGGCGAGTTTCGTTCTAAAGAAGAAATAATAGATAAGGCAAAGAAAACAGGAACAGGTTTATTAACAGGAACTTTAGCTATACCTTCTGATATACTTAGTGGTGCTGAAATGGTAAATACTGCGTTAGCTGATTATGCTAACAGTCCTACTGCTATGGTACTAAAGAACGCATTTAAAGAAGCTTCTGATAAATATGGTAGACCTGCTTTCGATAAATGGTTTAATAAAACTACAGGTTTAGAATCAAATCCAGAGAATGTAGATCAACTTATAGGCGAAGTATTATCTCCGACAGGTACACTTTTATCAGGTGCTAAATTATTAAAGCCTGTAGGTAAAGTAGGTAAACAAATAGTAAAAGACACTAAGGCTTTCTTTGACGATATGTCAGGTGGAGATGGTGGTGCTTTAGCTACTGCTAATAATGCTCCTATACAATCTATAGATGAAACATCAAAGTTATTAGATAAAACTAAAGTAACAAAACCTATTGATACAAGTGCTCCTATAATACCCGAATCTGAATTTGTAAATGCAAAACCAACTATTAACAAGCTATTTGCAGGAGAGGGTACAGAAACAGGTAAAAAACAAGCAGCTAAATTTAGAGAGTTAGAAGCACAAAATAAATATACAGCAGAAGAATTATTCTTAAAGACTCGTGTATATAGAGGAGATGATGGTCAGCTAAGATGGGAAATAAGTACAGCAGATGCTAAATTAAAGAACTCATGGGAAAAATCTTTAAACTTTAAAAAAGATAACTTTAATTTTGAAGATGAATTTTTAGGTATTACCGTGCCTGAAAAAGCTGATGGCTTTTATGATAGCAGAGCTTCTATGCAGTTAAGTCAGATACTAGATTTTCCTACAGCTTATAAAGAATATTATAATGTTAAAGGAGTTACTAAATATTTTGATGATGTTCAGACAAAGAATAGAGAAGTTATGTCGGAAACTCAACTTAGTCCTTTACGTAATTTACAAGTATATTGGGAAAGAGGTGATAAATATAGTAACACATTAGGTTATTACACTCCAGCTCAAGATAAAATAACTTTAAATGTAAGGCAGTTAAAAGCCGCAGCAAGACAAACTGCTGAAGATTATGGTATACCATTTGAAGAAGCTTTTAAATTACAAGTTCAAAGCACACTATTACATGAAGTTCAACATGCTGTGCAACTAAGAGAAGGTTTTAGAATGGGTGGAGACAGTGACAACTTTCTGCCTAAAGACTATGATATTTTTGTTAGCACAAATAAACAAAAGAAAGATAGAATATTTTTAGATATAGAGGATCAATTTGATGTAGCCATAGCAGAGATAGCTAAAAAAGACTCTTCTTATAATGCCCTAGCTGTTAGAAATAAAATACTAAATGAAGTAGAAACTGACTTTAATACATTATATGATGTTCTAGTGCATAAAAAAACTAATTCTATAGACAAATATAAAAATAAATCAATAGAAGAACTTAATGCTATCTCTAAAGAAGCAAAGGAAAGATTAAATAATAAATTTTCTACTTTTAAAGATTATATTTATTCTGAAGATATAGACAGAATGAAGTTAGGTCTATCTAAAAATGCTGAAGAAAATATAAAACTAATAAATATAGATACTGCAGCAACAAATAAGTATTATAATTTGTACGGAGAAAGAGAAGCCAGACTTGTACAAAAAAGATTAGAAGACAGATTTAAATTAAATAAATTAGGTGGTGCAGAGGTTGCAAAAGAAGTAGAATCAGATACTAAATTTTTAAGTCCTAAAGGTGATACTGATGTAAGAGGTAGAAAACTAGGTCAGATGGGTGGTTTTCCTGCTGATACTAAAATTACCCCAACAAAATTAATGGCTGACGGAACTACTTTTAACAATACAATTAAAAAACTAAAATCTGCTAATGTAAAGCCTGATAATCCTGTGTTTAAAAAAATTGCTAAATACCCAGATGTAAAAATAGGCAAAGATGGGTTACCTGTTAATATATTAAAAAATGAGTCTGGTAAACCTTTAATACTATATTATGGAGATACAGGTTTAATAGCTGAAAAAGGGTCGGATAAAAGAAAATACTTTCAGATGACTCCTAAAAAATCTTCTGACCCCCCTATAAAAATACAAGATAAATTTAGAGGTGCTGAAAGATTAAAAGATGATTTAACTGGATTTGGAAATAAAGCTACTTTTGTATCTAGTAATCCTAATATGGCTAGTTCTTATGCTTTTAAGGGTAATCCTGATGATTATGAAGGGTCTAGTCTCATTCCTATATATGTATTAGCAAAAGAGGTTAAGGATTATCCAAGAGCAGGTATTATAGAATTTGATAAACTAGCAAGTAAAGCACCCCCCGGAACAGTTATTAGTTTAAGAAATTCACCAGATTCTATAGGTTATGATTTAGCTAAAGAAGAAATATATCCGAGAGCTATTCATAAAGCTACAGGACAAGATCAATATGCCTTTACAAATGGTACACAAGTATTTTCTGCTTTAACTGGAGAAAGATTAAGTGCTACTTTTACGTCTAAAAATGTTCGGAATAGGTTACGCAACTTACAAACAAAAGAAGAGTATGGGGATTTTTTAAGGAAAGAATATAATCCTCACAGAAAAAAATTACAAGAGTTATACAAAGATAACCCTAAAATGTTAGAATACATAAACTCAAAAGAGTACTTAAAAGATGGTGATGAAATGAGTTTTATGAATACTTATTATAAAGAAAGACTAGAAACTATAAAGAACAAAGATGATTTACCAAATCAAAAAAAAGGAACAGTTTTAAGTAAAGATACCATGTATCAAGGTGGATTACAATTAGCAAAGGGTGGAGTAACTATGTATAATCAAATGGAAATGTTTCAAGACGGTGGACTTAAAGATGAGGGTGGCACAATAGACCCTGTATCAGGTAACGATGTACCATCAGGATCAACACAAGAAGAAGTGAGAGACGATATACCTGCACAGTTAAGTGAGGGAGAGTTTGTATTTCCTGCTGACGTAGTGAGGTTCATAGGACTTGAAAAGCTAATGATGATGAGACAAGAAGCCAAAGCAGGTCTAAAGAGAATGGAAGAGATGGGTCAGATGGGCAACAGCGATGAAGCCACTATACCTGATGACGTACCCTTTACAATGGATGACATTGACATGGAAGACGATGACACAGTAGAGATGGCTCAAGGTGGAGTTATACAAGCTGCTAATGGCACATTTGTGAATACAGCACCTAATGTTATGTATAACCCTTCACAGTTTGCTACAGGACAAAATTTACCTAGTCAGCAAAATAATCCAAATGCTCAACCTGTGTCTTATAATGCTCCTGTATATAATCCTGTACCTGCTGGATCGTATACACCTACATACTACAATCAATTAAATAAAGGTAATGAGAACATAGCTACCTTTGAAAATTTAGTAGGTAATAATTATGGTCAGTATGATGAGTTACGTAAATATACTAGTGAATCTGGTTTAGTTTTAAATATACCATTTAAGGGTGGTCAACCTATATATCCAATACCTGAAGGATATACTTATGTAGACCCTGAAGCAACTAAGACAGAAGAAGTTAAGACAGTAACTCCTACACCACAAACAACTCAAGTCACACAACAAGATGATGGTGGTGACGATCCTGACGGTGGAGGAGGAGCAGTAGATTTAGTTGGTGATAAATTTAGTTATAAATCTATGTTTAACATGGATACATTAGACAAAGCTATGAAAGATATAGCAGGTAATCAAATAAGTTTATTTAACCTTAAAGATGCTGGTATAAGAGGTTTTAAAGGTAGCCTTGATGTTGGCAATGCAACCTTATCTGTACAAAAAGACGTGTTAGAAACTTTTAAAATAGGCAGTTTAAATGCAAGTAACAGACGAACAGGTGGTAAAAATGCAGTATATGGAGATAATTTTAATTTAGCTGATATGAATCAAACGGATAGAGATTTTTTAGGAAATATGTTGAATAATATATCAGATAGAGTAAAAAATTTAATGACTGATCCAGAAGGTAAAGCTATAGATATAAATGGTTTAGTTGATTTAGTTAAGTCTAGAGGTCTTGCAACAAAAGTAACTAAAGAAAATTTTTATGCTAAAGGCACTAACATAATTTCAAAGACTAAAGTAAACTCTGCTATATCACAAATAATAGCTTCGGATATAGGTTTAAAGAAAACTCGTAGAGATGACATCCAAAAGGGAGAATATATAAGTGACCAAACTGAAGCAGATAAAGGATATGATTTTGGTGCAGGTATATCTGGTGCACAGATAGAAGATACTTCTGATAGAAAAGGAAGTCAACAATCCTATGAACAAGAATCTAGCTACGATGATTCATCCTATTCTGATTATGGAGATGGAAGTGTTGCAGATGCCTATGATGATCCTATGATGAATAAAGGTGGACTGCTAGGCAAAAGAAAAGTTAAACCAAAGAAGATGAAGCGAGGTGGATTAGCTTCACGCAAATAATCCACAATAAAATCTTGACTTAATTAATAAGTTGTGATAAAATGGCTACTTATCCCCCAACAATAAATGGCTACGATAACCCCAAGGAGAAACTAAATGGCTGAACAAGCACAAGAAATGGTGGTAGATGCTACACCAAAGAAAAAAGCATTTATGGCAAAACCTTCTACTCACGAAGATAGAATTAAAAGAGATGAGCAGGAGTTAGAAGAATTAAAAAAGCAAGCTGAAGGTAAATCAACAGAAACTGTTACAGAAGAAAAAGCAGAAGAAGAAGAGCCAAAGAACGCAGAAGAAAAAACTTTTAAAAAGAGGTATGGAGATTTAAGAAGGCATACCCAAGAAAAAGAAAAGCAGTTTCAAAAGCAACTAGATGATTTAAAAGAACAGCTAGGTAAAGCAACTAAGAAAGAAATGAAGTTGCCTAAGTCTGATGAAGACATAGAAGCATGGGCAACAGAGTACCCTGATGTAGCTAAGATTGTTGAAACTATTGCTATGAAGAAAGCAAGAGAGCAATCAAAAGATATAGAAGACAGGCTACAAAAAATAGATGAAATGTCTATTGAAGCTAAAAAAGAAAAAGCTGAAGTAGAATTAATGAAAATTCATCCTGACTTTGGTGATATTAGAGACAGTGATGACTTTCACGATTGGGCAGATGAACAGCCAAAATGGGTACAGGATGCACTATATGAGAACGATAATGATGCGAAGTCAGCAGCAAGAGCTATTGACCTCTACAAAGCAGATAAAGGAATTGGCAAGCCAACTAAGAGCAAGAACGATAAAAGTGCTGCTAAAGAAGTTAATACGAAGAAAAACAGGTCTATTCCTGATGCTGAAGGAGCAACTAATAAAATTTTAGAGTCTGACGTACAAAAAATGTCTGCTGATGAATACGAGAAAAATGCAGACATGGTTATGGAAGCAATACGTTCAGGAAACTTTATATACGATTTATCTGGTTCAGCTAGATAAAATAGTTGACAAACAGTTATTTATATGTATAACTAATATCAACTAGAAGTGTGACCTCTCCACGTGGACAACTCACATATTACACTACACTTGAAAGCCTACCTAATTGTATGAGCCTACATTTGATTAGCTATCAAAACGTACAACCTCAAATACTATTAGCCGATGACGAGTAAATATAGCACATTTTGTGCATTAGTCTTATTTTCAAAATGGAGATGAAAATGGCATTTAAAACTGCAGCAGGTTACGGTAATCTGCCTAATGGTAATTTCTCCCCAGTTATTTACTCTAAGCAGGTTCAGTTAGCCTTTAG